AATAGCCTTTTGATTCACGATGCTATTACTGTCCCCCGCAAGCTCATCATCACGGGACAATCTGCAGTAGAGAGCCGTTACTTTCTCGGTATTTAACACGGCAGTCGTCCTGCGGCTGCAATTTATTGTTGACTGTCTATACATATAATCCTCCATTTCCGACAGTCTTCAAGCGGTTGGCATCGTGTATATTACCGTACTATTTTGAAGAAGTCGAGTGATATTGCAAGAGATAATTTGAACTTTCCGATATATTTTCACGGCTTTTTGCGCCGGTCAAAATGAGTCGTTTTAGCTTGTCATAAGCCGTTTCTTTCGCCGTATCGCTTACCGTTGATTCCACGACATAGACGGTGCCGCCTATGGTTTTGCGGGTAATACGGCTATTCTGTTTTTCCTCCATAAGCGACACCTCCCGTCTATGTTATGGTTGGCGGCGCTGTGCCCGTGTGATAAACACAGCACCGCCGGTGACTGTTACTCTGCCATCTTGAGCACTTTTATCGCTTCGGAGCGGATAAGACGTCCGTCCAGACGCTCCATGCCGAGGTACCCCGTTTTATTGGCGAAGGAGTATTTCTCATGCAACGCTCTGACCCTCAACGTTTCCTGCTCGGCAATCCAGTAGTAACTGAAGTCCCCGAAAGAAATCGGCTTACTGCCGCTTGTAGCAGCGGGCATATGGTTGGTAATAACCACGGGCCTGCCGAGCAGTGTGTTGGCTGTGCCGCGCCAGAGGTAATTTCCAGCGCTGTCCTTGAGGATTCGGAGTGCCAGCGCAGTCTCGTCATTCATCGTCCAGATGGCGTTCATACGGTATTCCGGTTTCAGCGAGAAAAACAGCTTGTTCACCTCATCGAATGTGATAGCCGTTGCAGAAGCGGCTGTCACACCCACCTCCGCGCCGTCCGTGGGGTGTAAAATGCCTTTCGGAGCACCTGAGTCGTTGCCGTTGATGAAAGCATCTTCTTCAGCCTTACCGAAGATACGGGCGTAGTCCCGGGTCAGGTATGCCTCGATGTCGAAGCCTGTGTCGAACACAAAGTTGCTATCCACCATTAAAATGCAGGCGAGCTTGTGCATCTCCAGACCAAGGTATGTCGCAGTCAGGTCACCTTCGGGAATAGCACCGTATTCAGTTACCCATTCCGCGTCAACCGGGGTATCAGTGGTACTAATCCGATCACTGTTTGCGGGCACCTTGATTGTTGTGGCATAGCGACGGAACAAGTTTTCTTTCGCTAATGCGGCCATGTAAGCTGCTGCAGTATCGCGTGGAAGATCGCATACGTGGTGAGACGGGTCATGGGTCATATCGAGTAATTCTGGAGAGACATTTTTCTTTCTCATGCTGTCCCAGAATGCACCGGTGATTTTTTCGTAAGTTAACATAGTGAATTTTCTCCTTAATATTTCTTGCACATTGGGCATTCGTAAAGGCCGAGGTCGTGTAAGTTGAGCGGCGCGCCAATGGTTTTGAGCGTATGGCTGCATTTGGGGCACAGAATGTCATACGCCAAATAATCGTCCATGCGGAGCGGATGTTTGGAATGGAGACGGTATCGCTGCTGGAACTCGTTGGTGAGATACAGGTCATAGTTGGACTCAATGTACTCCTGCGAGTAATAGTTGTGCTGCGGATACAGTACGGTGCCATTTTTGCTATTCTTAATAAGTGGGTAACTCATATTTCTTTCCTCCGTTAATTGCATTTTTTGCAGGCATATATTGCCAGCGTGTATTGGTTGGTGTGCGGCGCTATGGAATCCATAACGTTGCCGCAGTAGGGACAATGAATCTTATAGCCGAGGTAATCCTTCATGCTCGTCGGCTTCTTTGCATAAAGGCGGTAGCGGCGCGGCACGAACTCTTCCAGATATAGCGCACTGGTGGCGCTGACGCTGCCCTTCTGCGTCGTAGCGAACATCGGCACCTTGTCGGTGTCCTCCGTGTCTCCGCCGATGAGTGGGTGATACTTGATTTGGAACATGGCGCTTACGCCTCCGTATCGGAGAGCTGATTTCCGTCGAGGTCACAGAAGCGGCCTTTGCAATAAGCCATAGCCTCTTCGTAACTGTCGAACACCACGCAGGAGCAGCCATATTCAACCTTCCATACCGGGAAATCAGGGTCTTTGTTCTGCAAGATAGCCACAGGCTCTCCCTTGCGGTTCTGAAGCAGAAACCGACATTCATAATTGCCATGCGAGAACATATCCTTGTCGTTTGATGTGAATTTTGGCCTTGTGCCGTAGTTGATTTTGCGTTTCATGGTGTTAACCTCCTGAGTTATATTTGATTGAGGGCATATTACCCATTTGATTTCGCGTTTTCGTACGCGAAGCCCCACGCCGCTGTTCAAGATGAAAAGCTGTGGAGATTCGATAGCCCCCACCCGGTGGGAGAACGGCACCGTTCCGTCATGCCTTGCTCCTTTCTCACGCTGGGGCAGGTATGGGGCAGGTTTTTATAGTCCTCTCAAATGTTCCCATATAGAGAAGGATTGTTTTTGCCTGCCACAAGCTGCCCCGCGCATCATTTCAGGAATTCCATTCCTTCGCGCACCTTGTAGCCGAGCAGTAGCGTGGTCTTTTCGCCACCGGTCTTGGGGCGCCGCCTGACCACAGTGCCGAACTTGCGCAGCTCATGGTTAAAGTTTCGGCTGTTCTCGGTGTAGCAGCCGTTATCACTGCACCACCGGCGGTATTCGTCATACACAGCGGCTGTGCGTGTCTCGGCTTCTGTGTCCGGCTCCAGCCGTTCATCTGCAAACTGCGCAATTTTGTCGCTCTCGTGGGAGTACGCCAGCGTTGCTTCCTCCACGGAATTTGGTACGGTGAAGCCCTCCTGCCTGAGTAGCTCATAGCCTCTGAGCAGCCAGTTGAGAATGGCGCTCTTGGCTTTCGGCTCGGCAAATGCGGCTTTCAGCGTCTTGTCCTGCTCCCATTCCTCGAAATGTCTGTTGAATGGGATGATGAGGATGCGTCCGCTGGAGAACAGCGTCATATCGCTGATGACGGGCAGATAGTTGGTGTTGACATACAGCTTGAACTGGGGCTGAAAGTCGAAGCTGTTCTCATTGAGGAACCGGGCATTGAGCGTGTCGTTGCCGGTCATGCTTTTTACCTGCGCTGCGTTGAGCACCAGTCCACGGCTCGGTTCCGAGATGTTGGCGAAGCGTATTCCGGCAAGGCGAGCAATGTCCTCGCTGGGATTCTGGCTGTTCACGCTCTGCTTTTGCGCTATCGTCTCCGGTCTGACGGCTCTGCCGTAATCGCCCATGACTCGCAGGATGCTCTCCATCAGCGTTCCTTTGCCGTTGCGTGTGGTTTCGCCGTAGAGGAAAAACATACACTCGTGGCGGGTATCGCCGCTGACCGAGTAGCCCAGAGCTTTTTGCAGGAATCGCGCCCGCTCTGTATCGCCGCTCATAATCTCGTCGATATACTGCTCGAAACGTGCGCAGGTCGCCGCTGGGTCATAGCTGACATGAGCCATTTTAGTAAGCCTGTCCTCCGGGTCATGGTCGCGGAACTGCATCGTCCGCAGGTCAAGCGTGCCATTTTCACAGTTGAGCAGATAGCGGTCAGCGTCAAATTCTTCCATAGACACCGGGTAAACGCTCTGGGCTTCTTTGAGATAAATATCCCGGAGCCTGCGCTGCTGCCATTTGCTGTAGTCCTCCAGATTGTGGATGCGGACGGACTCGTCTTTAAAGGTCAGCAGGTACAGGAGCAGTCCGTCCGCCAGTTCCTTGCACAGTTCCATCGCCAATAGACCGCCGATGTCCGGCACCCAGCGTGAACCGCTGTAGATGTACCATTTCTTACGCTCCGGCACGAACCGGGCGACGCGCTTATGGACGTCCGCGAAGAGTCTGCCAAAGCCGATATCACCATTGCGATACCTGTTGCTCCGAGCGGGATTGAGTTGGGCGAGAGCCTGCGTTGTCTCATTGAACTCGTCAGCTGCGTCGTCCACGGCGATAGGCTTGTAGAACTCCGTTGTTAGTGCCACGGCGTTTTCCAGCGTTGTCACGCTGTAATCGTCGCGTTCCCACTTCTCGCGCATCAGGCCGGACTGCCGAAACAGCCTGTCCATCTGTGCCGTGTCGCCGCCGCACCAGAACGCCAGCATGGTGCAAAGTGCCTGATCCGCCTCACTGTGGCTTTTATCCTCCGGGACAGCACCGTTCCAGAGAGCTTTGAACTTTTCGCCCTGTTTGGATGCCATGGCCTTGCAGATAATGGATTCGTCGGTGAGATAGCTGCCCGGGACTGCGGCCTTGGGTTTTCGTTCCTTGACCTCTTTGACCATGTGCTTTTCGAGAACGGTCATCAGCTCGGTTGTACGCTCCTTGATGTCACATTCGTTAATGGCATTTCCTGTGAGCGTGACGAAGCGGTTGGTCATACCGGCCACATACACCTCCAGACCGATTTTACGGCGGTTGATGTAATAGCGCTTTTTGTCGTAAGACGCACCGACCGCCTTAAAAATGATGCGGATGCCTGTGCCGGATGGACTGAGCTCGGTATAGCTGCCCATGGTATCTACGATGTCCTGCGCCATGCTCGTCAGCGTGCCCCCTGCGACGCAGTGGTCTATGTCGATGGCGCAGAAAGTGCCGAACACGCCCATACCGATTCCGTCATAGCCGGACGCCGCGTTTGCCACGAGACGGAAATCTGCAAAGTCTTGTTTTTTCGTAGTGTCAGCGCGGCTGCCGTTGAGCTGGTATGGAACTTTGGTTATCTTTCCGTCACGCTCCTCATACCGCCAGAGGCAGAAAAGAGCGTTTTCCTTGAGTTCGCTTGGTAGATTTTCATACATTGTGTTTCACCTTCTTTCTGAGGGCTGATTTCTTTCGTCCTACACTACCCACTGGAGATGAGAGAACCGTTTTGACGAAGGTATCGGAATTTTTTCTGACCTCTACTACCCAATGGAGTTCAAAAGGCGGTTTGAACGAAAATTCTTTTAATTGCTTTTCTCCTCACTACCTACTGGAAAAAATGAGGCTTAGTGGTCCGCTTTTTTTGGATTTTTTTCTCTCACATCTCGCTGGACATCAGGAACCGCTTTTGACGAAGGTTTCTGAAATTTTTTTCTCCTCACCTCGTACAGGACAGGCGGAGAATAAATCCGTACCAAAAACGGGCAAAAAAATAACTATCCGAAAAATAATTCGGATAGCAGTAGATAATTTCACTTGTTCGTGATATGATAAACACAATATTCTTGGAGGTGCGATATGGCAGTCAGCTATAAGAAGTTATTTCATATGCTCATAGACAGAGACATTTCCACTGCCCAGCTTCAGAAGATGGCCGGGTACAGTGCGAATATCACCACACGGCTCAAGAACAACACCTATGTGTCGCTGGAGTCCGTGGAAAAAATATGCCGGGTGCTCGATTGCAAGGTCGACGATATTGTGGAGTTCATCCCGGACGAGGATCGGGTGGCAAAATGACACAGCAAGTAAAATCCAAACAGCGCGTGACAGAGCGTGGCGAGGTATTCACCGCTGAGCGCGAGGTCAAAGCCATGTGCGACCTTGTGAAGCAGGAGACGGAGCGTATCGATTCCCGATTTTTGGAACCGGCCTGCGGCGACGGAAATTTTTTGTCCGAGATACTTTCCCGCAAGCTCGCCATCGTAAAGAAGAAATACAAGCGTCTGCCACTTGATTATGAGAAGAATGCGATTCTGGCGCTGTCCAGCATCTACGGAGTGGACATCATGCTCGACAATGCTATCGCCTGCCGTGAGCGGCTATTCGTCATCTGGGACAAAGAATACAAAACCGTCTGCAAAAAGGAATGCCGCGACGATACCCGCGAGGCGGCAAGGTTCATCCTGTCCCGCAACATCGTATGCGGCAACGCACTGACCCTGATGTGCGTAGACGAGAAGGGCAGCGACACTGCCGAGCCTATCGTGTTTTCAGAATGGGCATTCATCACCGGCACACAGATGCAGCGCAAGGACTACACCTTCGACGAACTGCTCAACGGCGACGAGAGCGCCCGCAAGAAGAAAAAGGCAAAAAAAGAGCAGCTTACCTTGTTTGATGAGCCGCAGCCCGATGAAGAGGGCAAATTTTTAAAGCAATATATATCTGATTACAGGAGGGTGCAGGACAATGGCTGATGATTTGTTTAGTTCGGTCTACAATCCCGACGTACTGTCGTGTCTGGCGAACCTCTCGAACGATGAGGTGTTCACGCCGCCGGATGTCGTAAACAAGATGCTGGATATGCTGCCGCAGGAGCTGTTCCGCAATCCCGATACCACTTTCCTAGATATGTATACGCAGGGATTGATACAATTTAATTATTACCTTGACAGTCTGCCTCTTGCGGGGTAAGTTGGGTGTATGCAGGGTAAGCAACGATGTAGCCGGTGAACACCGGCGATTTTGATATTTAGGAGGCGCAAGCTGATGATTGATGACATTACAAGCCACCCGCTCGACGATATACGGGCTGCATATAAAAAGTACCTTAATTCACAGAACCTTTCGCAGAATACTGTCATGACTTCATCGACCGATGCCTTCTACATTTGGCGAAAGCAAGACCCTGAGACTTTCTGGCACATTGTGCTTTCCGACGATTTCGAAGCCATCGGAAAAGCCACACTCCTTGAGCTTTTGAAACGACAGTCCAGCGGCAATGCTGAGGCTAATGTAAGCGGGTATATGGCGCATCTGCGCAGATTCAGACGCTTCCTTCAGAGTGATACAGAGATTAGCATACCCGTGCCAACTGTTTATGAAGCAAAGGCGTCGGCAGAAAATGAGGAGAAAACTGCTCCGATACTACCTACCCCATCGGTTGAGCAAGCAGAGTATTACCTTGCCCAGTGGGATTCACTCGAAGATTATCATCTTCAAGAGGATGCGCTCGACCGCTTGTTCTTTACACTCTGCCCTGAAAACACAAATATATCGGATATTTTACTGAAGGTATCCGTCCTTAATGATTTTTACAGCACCAACATTTTTAAAGTATATCCGGTTGCCAAGCATATTCTCGCTCTGCACATAGACGAGCGCCTCCAGAGTGGCGATGTTACGCTTGTTGATGACATAAAAGCTGTCACCATCAGCGGGAAAACATTGAGCTTTTATTCCTTCGCCACGAAGTATTGTAGCCATCACAAACCCCTCGATTATCCCATATACGACAGCTATGTTGACGAGGTGCTACGGTATTATCGAAAGGTTGACCGCTTCGCTTCATTCCAGAATGGCGAGCTCAAAGAGTACGCTTCGTTTAAAGCAATACTTGAAGCATTTCGCGTATTTTATCATCTGGATCAGTATAACCTCAAAGAGCTCGACAAGTATCTATGGCAGCTCGGCAAGGCGTATTTTAACAAGTACCAATAAAGGAGGGTAATATTATGTCTGAACGGCATTATTATATGGTTCGCGCTATGCTATCCGAAGAAAGTGACTTTGCCGTTTTCTTTACGAAAAACATTGTGGCAGTTGGTTGGAGCGACGTAAATTTTTCCAAGTTTAGTGATGCAGAAGCGTTGCGCGATGCTGTCCGGCAGCAGTACTATGCTTCAAGTCAAAAAGCCGCCATCACAGTATCCAAAAACTTGAATGAAGTAGTTCGTTTCAAAGATATCCAAGCTGGGGATTACATCATTGTTCCGTTCCATTCGAGTATTGCGCTGGCGGTTGCAGAAGCTGACGAGCTCTATTCGCTTGATGATTTTGACAGGGATTTATCCAATCAACGAAAAGTCTCTTATCGGTATTCTGGTTCAGACGTCCTCCGCATACCTCGAAATGAGCTGTCAGAGGGGCTTCAACGTCGTTTGCGTGTACGCGGAACAACGGTAGCGAATCTTTTTGAGTTTGCAGATGAAATTGAAACCATCTTCACACGCCGTTCGTATTCATATTCCCAAGAGATGCAGCTTCACGAGCAGGAAGAACGCGAACGTCTAAAGGCAGGACTGCTTGATCACATTCGAGGTGGAAAGACCAATTTGCAAACTGGTGGTATTGGGCTGGAAAACCTCGTGTGTGAATTGATGTGCTGTGAGGGGTATGACGCCAAGGTCTTAGCCAAGTCAAAATTCACAGGCAAGGCCGATGCAGATATTCAGGCACTAAAAGATGATGCTTTTATGTCCAAGAAGATTTTTGTGCAAGTAAAGCATCATAGTGGCTTTTCTGGTAAAGCAGGGATTCAACAGGTAATTGATGTATTAAAGCAGGAAGAATATCAGGAGTATGAAGGGTATTTCGTAACGAGCGCCGATGTTGATGAGAAGACAAGATTGTTCGCCGCCGATAATGATATCGAGGTTATGGACGGCGATGCTTTGGCTGAACTGATAATTAATAACATCGGAAAGCTGTCTGAGACAACCCTTCGCCTTCTTGGAATAAGTCCTTATCCGCACATACTGATGTGAACAGCAAAATGCCTCCCAGCCGTAATGGTTGAGAGGCATTCGTCTGTTTCGGGCTTCACGCCTTAATCTCCGTTCCGTCCTTAAAGGTGACGCGCACGTCGTCCTTGCTGTAGACCGTCATGAAATCCACAAGGCTGTACCAAAGTGCAGGCTGGAACTCCGTGACCACGTCCAGCCGCCGGAGCTCGTCGAGGAAGGCTTCGATTGTCGCTTGCCGCGCCTGTTTGTCGCTTATGGTCTCTGTGACCGTGTCCAGCCGTGCCTTCGTTTTATTGAAGCGCTCAGTCAGCCCGTCGTAGCGTTTCTGGTACTCCGTCTGGTCGAGCGCGACATGGGCGTTTTCCTGAATGCACTGCTGCAGCAGCTCCGATACCACCAGCAGCTCGTTTTGCAGCTCGTCCCGCTCTGTCGCCAGTGCCGTGGTGTCAAAGGCGGCGCTCTTGGCGAACTCGAAGGTGCCGATGATGTCATCCTTGTCCGTGAGCAGCTTGTTGACGGCGGATAAATAGTATCGATGCACATCCTCCTCTGTCAAATGAGGAGTGCCGCACTTTTCGTCACCTTTGAACTTGTGATTGCACTGCCATATCGTGCAGCGGTATTTATCGGTGGAGTGCCAGACCTTTGAGCCGTACCAACTGCCGCACTGACCGCATTTTATCTTGCCGGAGAAAAGGTGAACGCCGCTGTGGTGACTGCGGTTCTGCCCGCGCCGCGCCAGCTCGCGCTGCACCATATCGAAAACCTCAGGCTGGATAATGGCTTGATGGTTATTCTCAACGTAATACTGTGGAATCTCGCCCTCATTGGTCTTTTTCTTTTTCGTGAGGAAGTCAACGGTGTAGCTCTTTTGGAGCAGTGCATCACCGCGATACTTTTCGTTTGTGAGAATGCTCCGAACGGAGCCCGCGCTCCAGCGTTCCTTACCACCCGGTGAAAGTACGCCGTCCGCCGTCAGCTTGGTGGCGATGCCGAAAGGCGTCATGCCCTGAAGGAACATACTGTAGATGCGCCTAACCGTGGCGGCTTGCTCTGGATTGACGACCAGATTACCGTCCTCGCCTCGGTCGTAGCCGAGAAAGCGGTTGAACGGTACTGTGACCTTGCCATCCGCGAAGCGCTTTCTCTGACCCCATGTGCAGTTTTCCGAAATGGAGCGGCTTTCCTCCTGCGCCAGCGAGGACATGATGGTGATAAGCAGTTCGCCCTTGCTGTCGAGCGTCCAGATGTTTTCCTTTTCAAAATAAATCTCGACGCTTTTTTCCTTGAGCTGACGCACCGTGGTCAGACTGTCAACCGTGTTTCGGGCGAAGCGGCTAACTGACTTGGTGACAATCAGGTCAATTCTTCCGGCAAGCGCGTCGGCAATCATCCGCTTGAAGCCCTCGCGCTTGGCGGTGCTGGTCGCGCTGATACCGTCGTCGGTGTAAACCGCCACGAACTCCCAATCGTCGCGGCTCTTAATATAATTGGTGTAATAATCGACCTGCGCTTCGTAGCTGGTCTGCTGTTCCTCGCTGTCTGTAGATACACGGGCATAACCGGCTGTGCGGCGCTTCCTGATTTGATTCAACGGCGCTGCGGTAAAGCGCGTCAGCGTCGCCGGTATTGTGGTTACTGTTTTAGCCATTGCTTTTCACTCCTTATCTGCTTTACCCTTTCGCTCATGGCAGCCCGACGCTCATCCGTCCAGCTATCCTTTATGGCTTGACATTGCTTTTCACGGCGCTCCTCAGTCCATTTCACGCCGCGACGCTTATCGTGAAATTCGAGCATGGCTTCATGACCATCGCGGAAGTGGAAGGTGACTGCGCCTTTCAGTACGCTCGCATATTCGAGCTGCGCGTCCATTGCCGCTTCATCGTACTCTGCCAAACCGAGCACGTCAGTCACCAGCGCTTTCATGGTATCGTCCTTGATTGAAATCTTATCACAGGTGCCGGACGGCGCTGTGCAGTACCACGAGCGTGTTTTCGTCCCGTCCTTCAAAGTGGTGGATTGGCAGCGATAATTCGAGCCGCACCGACCGCACTTAATAAAGCCGGTGAACTCGTAGTAGGTGTTCTTATTCGGATTGGTGTCTTTTCGCTTGTGTCGTTCACCCCAAAGCCGCCGTCGTTCAGGTGTCCACCAATCCTTTTTAGCAGTGGATTCCCACTCCTTGGAGATAATGCGCCCATCGTAAAAATGGAACACGAGCACATTCGCTGAAGGCACCATGATTTTTTCAATTTGCTCGGCAAAAGTATCTGCGTCAAACTCATCCAGCCCAAGCGCCTCTGCTGCAACACGCTCCAGAATGTACTCCGGTAGGTCGCTGACCATGCAGTCGTGGGGCTTTCCTTCTTTGCGATTGGCGCATACCCACACTTTGAATTTTCCGTTTGTCCGACTACGCGTCGAACGGTGAAATGGCCTGCTGCAGACTTCACAGATGATTTTACTTGTAAAGCAGGTCGTGTTAATCGTCCAGTTTGCAAACACGCCAAGCTCCCGCCGCCGCGCCACTTCCGCTTGGACTGCGTTATAGGTCTCCATATCAATGATGGCTTCATGAGTATTCTCAACCCAGTACTGCGGCAGCTCACCGCGATTGATGCGGCTTTTCTTACTGATGGGGTCAACGGTATATTCTTTCTGGAACAGCAGGTTTCCGGTATAGGTGATGTTCCGAAGAATCTGCCGGATTGACGTGTTGCCAAAATGCATCCCCTTATAGGATTTTACGCCCATCGTTTCAAGCTGCTTTTCTGTGGTCTCGGCCGATAAGCCCTTCAGGAAGTTGTCGTAAATCAAACACACTATTTTCGCTTCCTCCGGCTCAATGACCAGCGTGTCGCCCTGCCATCGATAGCCGTAGATTGGAAAATGTCCATTCGGTATGCCTTGCTGAAAGCGCTTGACCGTACCCCATTTGACATTATCCGAAATGCTGCGGCTCTCCTCCTGTGCGAAGGAGCCAAGCAGTGTGAGCATCAGCTCCCCGTCCTCCGAAAGCGAATCGATGTTTTCCTTCTCAAAGCGGACGGAAATGTAGAGTTCCTTCAGATGCCGGACAGTTCTCAAAAGGTCAACCGTGTTTCTGGCAAAGCGGGAAATGGACTTTGTGAGAATGATATCGATTTTACCCGCTTCGCAATCGTCAAGCATATGTTGGAACTCATCGCGTTTGGCTGTTCCGGTACCGCTGATGCCGTTATCCGCATAAACACCGACATACTGCCAATCGGTATGCTTTTGAATAAACTCGCTGTAATAGCTGACCTGCGCCGACAAGGAATGCTGCAACCGCTCGGACTCCATTGACACTCTTGCGTAGGCGGCCACCTTTTGGCGTTCCGGCATTTGCGGTACGGTTAGCTCGATTTTTGTTACATTTTTCAAGAGAAATCACTCCTTTCCGCTACTATATATCACTCCAAAAGCGGATTATAGCAAGGCGTGTTTTTTGCAAGTACTTTTTGGACAAAGTTGCAAAACATTTTTGGACATTGTTGCATGTCCAAATTGGACAAAGTTGCAAAGCTTTGGCTAGTCGTGTTCGGACCAGCCATTTGATGCT